CAGTAATAAGCTATCAAGTCATCAGCTTCTGAGTTATCCGTCTCCAATTGTCTTACAAACATCTCCTCGAGGTATTGTCTAACCCTCTGTTTTTGTTCCAAGAAAGCATCTTCTTTTTGTTCTGATTCAGAAGGTCTCCGATTCAATTTGTACTTTGTGTAAATTAATCTTCTTTGTGAAGATGAAGTCTTTGAATCCCAAAATACAACAACTTTGTTATAGTTGTGTTCTTCTAAGAATTTACGAAGAGTATTTAGAAAATGCCAAACACCACCGACATGTTTTCCATTGTGATAGAATTCTCTAACACCGTGAAATCCAATTTTCAATAAATTATTTCCGTCTACTAATAATGTCTTTGACACTTTCTAATTGTTAAGTTGTTCTTACTCTACCTCTTCTTTTTCTGTTTGTAAAACGAAGTCACCATCAACTCCGATTATGTCTTTCCAATAGTCCGCATATTCTTTCTTATACTTTTCTATTGATGATTTCTCCTCTGTTGTATCTTTCCCTGGTAAGAAACCGTGTGGTGTGACAATAATCCTTCCGTCTTCAAAACCAAGTCCATTGATGTGGTTTTTCATAACCGACACCTTTGTTCTTGAAGCGAACTTCACAGTTCTCTTATCTTTTGTTGCTGTGATCTTTGTTGTTCCCGCACCTTTTTGATTACCAAATAAGAATACCAAAGAAGAGTTTAACCAAATTGCTTCACCACCTTTTGCCTTGATCTTAGGTTGACCAAATGGATTGTCAGGTAATTCTACCCAAGGCTGATTAACAATGATTAAGGTATTTTCATATTTAGAATCTGCCTTACGAGATCCTGAAATTCTTTGGTTAATACCCATACCAATTTTGTCGGCTAAAACACTTGCGTTGTGTTGTTTACCTCCTTTACCCTCGTAAGTCATTTTACAAGGAACTGATCCAACTGAATCCCACATAATACAAAGTGAATAATCTAATTCACCTTTTTCTTGTGCATCCAATAGATCATTGATGTAATCAGTGATTTGTTCAATATAACTAAAGTTGTTATTAAACAAGAAGAATCCGTCCCAAGTTAATTCACCTGTTTCTTCATCAACTACTTCATCACATTCAAACCCCATAATTTTTGAGTGTTCAAAAGACCATTTCTGTTCTGTAATAATGAATACAGGAAGAATACCTTTCTTTTGAGCATCAACCGCTGTCTTAATAAGGGCTGTTGTTTTACCTGTATCAGAGTGACCTAATAACATATTAAGATGACCAATAGCAGGACCAGGTAGTCCTACCGCATCCAAAAATTCAGGACCAAGATCAAAAAATCTTTGTGGTTTGTATTTTGCGTCCGAAGAAAACTTTTTCTTCAAGGAACTAAAGTCGTTTTTTTTAAGTGCCATAATTTTTGTTTTACTATATAAAATATAGACAAAAAAACGGGAACAATAAACTGCTCCCGTTATACTTTTTTAGAATAAAATTAAAATGGTAATTCTTCGTCCACTTCGTCATTTGACTGAGGATCCGCCACTTCATTGATCGATACCGATTTAGTACCACCCATAGAAACTTCAGATGTTTCGTCATTTGAATACACATATCCTCCCTTTTCAGAGTCCCAACGAGGAGTCTCTCCACGAGCGATTGCCTCAAGATACTCCACAGGTTTTTTAGAATATACATCTTCCCATGTCATTTCATCTGAAACCCATTCTGACATTTGTGTTTCATCAGCCGAGATTGGAGATGGATCGTCATACATAACGGTTTGGATTACTGTATATGTTGCCCCTTTACCTGTTTTAGCCTTTGTTAATTCAAGGATTAAATCACGACCATTATCAGGATCTGTTACATCTCCTTTAGCCTTCCAAATTGGAATGATTTTATCAAGGATTCCTTCTTGTTTGTAGTTGTGTTTAAATCTCCAAAATTTAACTCCGTCTTGTTCGTTATCACGATCAATAACTTTTACGATATAAAATTTACGGGCTTTGTATTGTTTAGCAAGTTCTTTATCTGATTCCTTACCTGTTGACATAAGCTCTTCGTAAACCTCATTTAAAGGTGAACGCTCATTGTCATTTTTAGCAGGATCATAAAATTTTTGCCATTTTCCGTCCACTTGAATCTCGTGGAACCATACTTCTTTGAACGGTGAAGATCCGTCTGTTGTAGGAAGAATACGAACTCGTCTCTGTCCTTGTTTTTCGTTGTCTTTCAAAAGAGCTGCGAAGTATTTCTTCATTCGGTCTTCAGAAGACATTTTAGAACCGCTATTGTTGCTGTTCTGTGTTGATTTTTCGTACTGTGATAGTACTGCGTCTAAAACATTTGTCGCCATGTGTAAAAAAAATTAAAGGTTTATGTGTAAATTATAAGTGTATAAAAAGTTATAGTCAAATAGTGTCGCCAAAAAAAAGTTTAAGGTCGAAAAAATCGACCTTAAAACTTATGAATTATATCTGTTTAATAATATATCGTCTTCGTCTTGCATTGGTTCAGTGAAAGATTTTTCAATATCAGAAGGACTAAAACTTTCAACATCGTCCTGTGTTAGAACATATTCGTTTTTACCAGTTGCTTCCATCTCATCTTTTTTCTCATCAAAGAAATCTGCTAAATTTTGTTTGTAAGGACCCGAATCTAAACTTCTAAGTGCTAATTTTTCTTGTGGAGTTTTTGGTCTGTATTTTTCTAATTTACTTTCAATTCCATCTATTTTAGAAACCAAAGAATCCATCTCCGCTAATTTATCTTCCATCTTTTTAATTTGGTCAAATAAATTATTAAAGTATTCTTCTTGTTTGTCTGCCATAGTTTTTTGAGAGTCAACTAAATCTGTGATGTCGATTTCTTCAACACCTTCTTCTTCACTTTCTTCACCTTCTGCTCCTTCTTCACCTCCTGTTGGGATTTCTTCAACATCTTTATCTGCCTCAATATCTACAGGTGTTGCTTCTGCAGGTGGTGCTGGTGGTGCAGGTGCCGCTGCCGCAGGATCTGCGGGTGGTGCTCCTGCCGCTGCAGGATCCGCCGCAGGATCTACTGGCGGTGGTGGAATGTCCTGTTCCATGATGTAGTTATTGATAGAATTATATCTAGCAATCTCATTTAATATTTTTTCGTCTAATTTCATATTATCCGTTTAATAATGTTTTTATACCTTGATTGGTTTCTACTTGTATTTTTCTGAATGTTTTCATAGTATTATCTACTCTTTCAATTAGACCATCTTTCATTCTAACTGTATAACAATCTCCAGTGTCAAGGTCGCAAACTTGTTTAGTTCCGTCCCCCATATCTTTTTCAGAAACTCTAGTGTTCTTTCCAAGATAATTGTCTAATAACATTTTTGTACTCATAGTTTTTTATTTATAAATATCACTTAATCCACAAACTATCAAAAAGTTTCTTCGCATTTTTAAATTCAGTGTTTAATTTAGTAAGTTCACCTGCCGCATTTTTTTCAATATGAGCATATACATTAGAATCTTGATTAACAGGATAATGTAAAACATATTGTTTTCCTAAATTTGCTGCAACTATCAATTCAGCATCCCCTGAATATTTTTGACTAAACTCTTGGACATCACTTAGTAGGAATGTTCTAATCCCAACAACTCTATCTAAAACAAATTTTACAAAGTCTATTGGTGTTCTAAAACTAACTACAGGTACATTTTTATTACTACCTCTAGTGACACAGAAATATTTTCTATTAATGTAATCAAAGATTTTATCACCATACACTTCTTCTAGATTAATCGTACTAAAATTATATTCATATGCAGATAATTTAGTTTGGTTTGAATCTGCGGAATCAACAACCACAAAGGTGAATGCCATTAACGCAATTTGTTGTGTGGTATCTCCTGTCATATCATAATTCCTACTTACCATCTGAGCTCGAATCATACTCATAAAGTCATTTGTAGAAAGTGTTGTTTGTTGAGGTGTTTCTGTATTAACAAAACTATTGTATCTACTATTTAAATTCTCAGCACAATCTTGGTTCTTAGTCAAAGTTTCTTCACTACTTAGATTTGACATAACATTGACCGCTTGGAATAATACATTGTCTGAACTAGCCTTTTCTGTCTTTTCGTTTTCAACAATCTTACTTTGGAGTTTAGATAAAAGTTGG